CTGATGATCTGTTGTTGAATCGAGCATATCAAACACGCCGGGATGATGATGTTATACGAACACCTAAACGCACATTGTATGACATTGACTTTGCAATCAAATGGTACATTGACAATGAAATCCGTCCACAGATAACTGAAAACAATGCATTGGTCACAGTGCCGGTTATTTTTGCTAACGGAGAAAAATGGGACAATGTGCGACGATTAGGATATCTGCGGGATGAAAAGGGCATGCTGCAATCACCATTAATCATGTTAAAGCGTAACAGTGCCGTAGAACGAGACAACTTACGCACATTAGATGTTAATCGTATACCAGCCAGCAACTTCATGGCATATCGTCAAAAATACAATTCCAGAAATCGTTATGAAGATGAATTGTTTCCGATACCAATTAACAAACCTGTGGATTCAGAAAAAATCTATGTTATAGACATTCCTAAGTATGTTACCATTGAATATGACATGATGCTGTGGTGCGATTACACTACGCAGATGAATGATTTAGTTGATCAAATAATGCCATATGGTAGATATTTATGGGGCAATGAAGGAAATCGTTTTGCGACTGCATTAGGAACCATATCATTTGAAACTGTTAACACAGTAGGAGAAGATCGGTTGGTACGGGCAACAATTCCGTTAACTGTGCAAGGCACTCTGTTGTCAGAACATGAATCTCGTATATCTACTCTGAAAAAAATGTTTTCTATTAAAAAAGTCAGATTTGATACGGTGTTGGATATCGATGCGGATCTATTTAGTTCTACTACAGTACCAGTTGCCTTGCTGCATGTATCTCAAGAAATATTTAGTGGAGGTACCGTAACTGTTGGTAAACCAGGCATTACGATTGACAATGCATTAATGCAGTATCTGTTAAATGTCTCGGATAAAACTGCAGCATATTTAAATTCTACCAGCGTAACATTGTTTGAATTTGCTGCTATCAATCCATACACGGAACAGCCTGCAACAAAAGATGAATTCAACATTTACATTAATGGTCAATACATAGATAAAGGTGCATATACGTGGACGCCATCCGCAACAATTTCACAAACTATAGTGTTCGATACTAACGCGTTAGGATACAATATAGATGCCTCCGATGTGATAATTATTAATGGGAGATGGCAATAATGCGGCAATTTAAACCAGAACAGTTACGATCAGGATCATATAGCATAAGTGGATCATTCTCTGGATCATTTCAAGGGGATGGTAGCAAAGTTTTGGGTGTAATAACAAGTAGTTATGCACATAATGCCGATTTGTTAGATAATCGCGATTCTACAACCTACGCAAATACCGGAAGCAACATATTTGTAGGGCAACAAGTAATCACCGGATCTGTTTTCATAACAGGATCTCAAGTTATTAACGGGAACTTAAATGTATCAAACAATATTATTGCATCTGGGTCTACCGTCTTTGGTGATTCTGCTGCTGATACCCATCAATTTACCGGATCTTTACTGTTAACAGCATCACATATTTCAACCGTCGATTACATAGATTTTAACCCAAACGTAGCTGCACCTGGATTTAATACCGGACGTTTACATTGGACGGATGATACTAAGACTCTGCAACTAGATACTGATGTAAATGGATTTGAATTAGAAATCGGACATCAAAGCACTATACGTGGACGAAATACCAATTCATTCACACTAACAAAAGGTACGGTTGTTTATATTAACGGCGAATCTGGTAACAGACCAACATTTGCAACAGCATCATGGGAAGATGATTCTAGGAGTGCATCAACAATTGGGATCATAGTGCAAGACATAATCAGCAATCAAACCGGATATGCTGTTACTAATGGCTTGATACGGGGTATAAACACTAATGCATTCTCCCCGGGAACGCAGTTATATTTATCAGCTAGTGGACAATATACATCCACTGTTCCGATCTCACCGCGGCATGAAGTACGCTTAGGCAAAACCATTACCCAGGCCAATCAAGGAATCATATACATTGATATAATGAATGGGTATGAAATCGGCGAACTGCATGATGTGTTAATTACTAGTGCATCTAACGGCGATCTTATATCCTGGGACAGTGGATCCAGAGTTTGGAAAAACACTAAAACGCTTTCTGGTTCATATGGCATTTCCGGTAGTTTAAATGTAACATCGGCTACTGGTTCATTTACTGGTTCATTTACGGGTAATGGATCTGGATTATTCTCTGGATCATTTTCCGGATCATTTTCTGCAAATTTACAAGAAATAACAGATAATGGTTCGGTCACCACAAACGCAATAACAGCATCAGGTGTACAAACCAATAATTTACATGTAATAGGAAATGCTACAGTTACTGGGTCACTCACCGTTAGTGGATCCAACACGTTTAAAAATATAGGTCCTGCTCAATTTACCGGATCAGTTGATATAACAGGTAGTGCAACATTAAACGGATCACCTCTAGTAACTAATGCAGTATTTTATCCATTTACTGCATCATACATACAAGACAGCGCAAGTTTTAATAGTAGAATTTTAAATAATTCTTCAAGCATTGTGATACTGTCTTCTAGTTTTTTAAGTACTAGTTCGTCATTGAATATTCGCGTAACGGATTTAGAAAACTTTAGTTCTTCATTAGATTCTACATATGCTACAGATGCACAATTAAATGCGGCTACTGCTAGTTTAAGCAGTTCAATTGCATTTTTATCTTCTAGTTACCTACAATCAAGTAGTAGTTTTGATAGTCGTATACTGAATAATTCTGCTAGTATTGCTACATTATCGGGTAGTTATTTGCAAGATAGTGCTTCATTTTCTTCACGCATAACTACCAACACAAACAATGTAAATACTTTAACTTTAAAAACAGGTAGTTATGCCACCACCGCATCAAATATATTCTTCGGTAATCAAACCATTAATGGCAACATAACAGTTAACGGTACTGCTAGTGTTGCTTTGCTATACACTACATATGAAACGGCTTCTGTAATATATTCATCTGGATCTACCAAATTTGGCGATACTGCAGATGATACACATCAATTCACCGGATCTTTATTTGTACACGATGGTACATATGATGTATTAGATACTGCAACGCGCGTGTTACGTAGTTCAGATGGTGTCACTTCAGTTGATTGGGAAACGAGACAGTTAAAGGCCTATGATGCTTTTTCGGTTGAATTTGCTAAATTAGATTGGTTGAATAGTTTAACTTATGCTCAAGATGGCGGCCAATCGATCGATTGGGAACAACGACTACTGATAGGTACATCCGGTGTATTCCCGGCACTAAATTGGTCCGCCGGAACTTTACACAATGGTGCAGCAACTACATTAAATTGGCAGACTGGCGTATTAATAACATACCCGGGCGCAATATCTATAGATTGGACTAATCGACAACTTCGAGCCGGTACTGGTATTAGTCCAGACACAACATTATCTGTTGATTGGCACAATCGAAAACTTTATAACGCAGCTGGTAGTGTAATATTAGACTGGCAAAATCAAATTTTCACGGGATCTTTAGTTGGCACTGCAAGTTGGGCATCAAATGCCGTGACATCAAGTTACGTGCAAACAGCACAGACTGCTAGCTATATATTACAAGCAGTATCAAGCTCATTTGCATCGACTGCATCACATGCTCCAAATTTTGCAAATACCGATTTAACATTTAATGGAAATAGGACCCATAATACTAATGGAAATTATTTATGGTTGCAAACGAGTGGATCTTTGAATGGATCTTTAATTTATATGGATTCGACCAATTGGATAGATGTTGGTTGGGTAAACCCAGCAAATTATACAAGATGGTCTCCTACTAATATTCAATTCTATCAAAATGGCGTATCTAGAATTCATATCACCGGATCTGAAACTATAATTAATGATTCGGGTACAGATGCGGATTTTCGAGTAGAAGGTGATACCGATGCTAATCTTTTATTTACAGATGCATCTACTGACAGAGTAGCAATTGGTAAAAATACTCCTAATGCTAAATTAGATGTCAACGGAAACGCCATCATTACCGGATCTCTCACAGTAACTAATGGTATTACCGGTTCACTATTCGGTACTGCAAGTTGGGCTTCAAATGCCGTAACTGCATCATTCATAACCGCCTCCGGAGTATTTGGGCCATTTGGGGCAAACAGTGTTATATCATCATCATATGCCTTAACTGCATCATATGCATTAAATGCTGGAGCAGGCGGGGCAATCAACACCGGATCTTTTTTAACCACCGCATCTATCTCCGGAGATACCATAACCTTTACTAAGGGTGATGGATCGACATTCCCTATCATTGTTCCATCTGGCAGTGGGGGTGGAGGTAGTGGATCGGCTTTCCCTTACACCGGATCTGCTATCATAACAGGTAGTTTAATAGTAACAGGTAGTGTTGCTGTAACGCAAAATATTACTGGATCCAGAATGCTGCTTTCTTCCTCAAACGGAACAACCAGCGGATCCACTTTAACATTATATGGATCAGGCAGTGCTCAACCAGTATTCACTGTGCAAGGTTCACAAGGAGAATTATTTACCATCACCGATAGTTTATCTGGATCTTTATTTGCAGTAAATGACATTTCCGGATTGCCAATACTGGAAGTATTCTCTGACAATACTACTCTAATGGGTAGCTATTTAGATCCGATGTTGATCACAACTGTAAAAGTTACCCAAACCAACTCAGGATCTTTTACAGTATATAGTTTACCAACTGCCTCGTACGACACAGCATTCTTTGAATATTCTGTTAAATCAGGCTCAAATGCACGAGCCGGTACAATCATGGCTATCCAAGCAGGAACTACCGTTAATTTCACAGAAACTACCACAACGGATATTGGAAATACAAGTGCAGTTTCGTTTATAGTAGTAGTTACAGGATCGAATTTTGCGTTAACAGGATCTTCAAGTACAGGATTATGGACAACAAAATGTATAATTAGAGGTATATAACCCATGGGGATACAAATTCGTGGAAAAACAATAATAGGTCCATCATATGATATAGATGCTCGAAACTTTTTAAATGTCACGAGTATTACTGATCCTACTATTACTTATGCTATAAATTATTTAGTAGTTAATGCTAAACGCATAGGTGTATGGTCTCTATTTCGTGCATTATACCCATTTGTTGGTGGCACTGCCACAACACATAAATGGAACCTAAAAGACCCACGCGATTCAAACTCAGCATATCGACTAGAATTCTTTGGAGGCTTAACACACTCAGCTACTGGCGTATTGCCTAATGGTACTAACGGATATGCTAAAACATTTCTATCAACAGGAATATCTGTCTTCCCGCGCAGCACGGGAATATCAATGGGATATTATTCTAGAACTACCGGTAGTCATGCAACTGGAGGAAATGTCATGGGGTCATTCAATGCTTCTGCCGCTTCATCTCGAATGTTAATACGATATATCGGCGCACCAAACACCAGTGTTTTCGGACATAATTACAATGACGGAGTAAACCCAAACGCCCGTTATGCCTCAGATACAAATGGCTCGGGATTTTATATAGGAAATCGAAAAGCTTCCGATTCTGAATTATATATTAATGGTACACTTGTTGCCTCCAATACAGATGGAAACACAACATTGAATCCACCCACCGAACCAGCATATTTATTTGCGTATAACGATAAAGATGTTCAAGCACTTAATTTCACAAATAAAGAATGTGCATTAGCTCACATATCCGATGCATTAACTACAACGTTACCCGCAGAATGGACTACGATTGTGCAAAATTTTCAAACTATATTAGGTAGACAAGTATGATGGTCATTTTATTAACCCTGGAACAAAAAGAAGAAATAACAGGTCACCAATATGCACCTGATAGTTATTTTAATCCTATACAAGACATCAATGATAATTGGATAATCTCACAGGAAGAAGCCGATCAATGTTATGAAGAATACGGTTGGCTGAAGACACTTCCTTTAATTGAATATCAACCAAAACCATCTGATGATCCAATGATTTGATTTTATACCATATTTATAACATATAACCAATCTCGGATAGTGAACAGATATGGCAAATGAATTCAAAATTAAAAATGGATTCCTCTCTACGGGGAATTCTGAAGTAACTGGATCTTTAACCGTAACCGCAGGTATAACCGGTAGTCTACAAGGCACATCCTCATTTGCTATATCATCTTCTAATGCAGCAACTGCATCATTTACCACTTCAGCTTCTTTCGCAACTACATCCACTTCGGCTTCGTATGCTTTAACAGCATCATTTGCTCTTAATGGTGGAGGCGGAGGCACAACCAACACAGGATCTCTGCTAGTTACCGCATCAATTGCCGGCAGCACCATAACATTTACAAAAGGAGATGGATCTACTTTCCCAATTGTAGTTCCGGCAGGTTCCGGTAGTGGTACTGTTTCTGGAGGAGCATTATCCGGATCATTTGGTATAACAATAGATGGAGCAGGTTCAGTAATTACCCTCGGAAATAAAGGATATGCAACCATACCATATTCTGGCACAATAACCGGATGGACCATGATTGCAAATCAAACCGGAAATTGTGTGATTGATGTTTGGAAAGCAGCAGGAACTATTCCAACAGGAGCAGACACTATAACAGGCACAGAAAAACCAACATTATCTTCACAACAAATTGCATCGGATTTATCTTTATCTTCATGGACAACTTCGGTAACGGCCGGAGATGTGTTTGCATTTTATGTGGATTCAGCCTCAACCATAACCAGAGTAAACCTAAGCATTTACATAACAAAGCAGTAATATGGCAAAAAACATAATAGAATTCTCAGCATATTCAGCCAACACCGCATCATATGCAAACTATACTTCTTCTAAAACTGTGTTAGGTCCTGACATACGACAATTTACCGGATCCGTAGCTAGTGAATATTGGATAGGACCAAACTCAACTCGTTTTCAAGATATCACACAAGATACTGGATTGAATAACTGGGGAGATTTAGATGCTATAACATATAGCGGAAGCAAACAATGGGTATTTGTATTACGCGGCGGGGCTACTGGGTTAGCAAATGCTGAGATTGCGGCTTATGAATTTGATAAAAACACATATGAATACACTTACAAAGGCCGAACCTCATTTACCCCAGCAAATAATTCTGCAGTTGTAAACCAAGGAATCAAAGCTAATGTAGAATATTACTCATCTGGGTCTGTTACTGTTAATGGAACAGTGGTTACCGGTACCGGCACAGATTGGATAGCAAACCGTATACCCGTAGGAGCGCGCATTGGATTTGGCTCTACAAGCTCAGCAGACATCACAACATGGTATCGCATAGCAAGTTATCCTAGCATGTCCAATAAAACAGGATTTACTGGTGCTCCTCAAGCAATTGCTGTTGATTCTTCTGGTAGTTTATATGTAGGAGGCACATTTACAGCATATTCTGGTTCTTCTCCAACACGTATTGTAAAACTTACCCCATCTGGCTCAATTGATACTTCTTTTAATTCTGGAGCTGGATTTAATGCAGCAGTTAACGTGATCCGATTTGATAGTTCTGGTAGTTTATGGGTAGGAGGAGATTTTACCTCATATTCTGGCTCAACCGTTAACCGTATCATCAAATTAAACCCTAACGGAACGCGTGATGCTTCTTTTGACACCGGATCAGGTTTCGGTGGTGGTTCTGTAATTGATATTCAATTTGATTCCTCCGGAAGTTTATGGGTAGGTGGAGGATTCACAACGTATAAAGGAGTCTCTACTCCATATATAGCCAAAATATTACCTGATGGTACTCGAGACACAACATTTGTAACTTCATCAGCAAACGCACCAAACACTTCAGTATATACAGTTGCAGTAGATAATGCAGATAACGTGTATATCGGGGGTAACTTTACTCAAGTAGGAACAGTAGCCAATAACTCACGTTATATTGCTAAACTACTTAAAACTGGTCCTATAGATTCTACATTCGTGGTTGGTCCCGCTGGTTCTAGTAATGCATTTAACGGGCCCGTTTATGCTTTACATTATAAATCTGTATCAAACAGCATAGTTGTAGGAGGGGCCTTCGGTCAATGGAAAGGAGTAAATAACGTATCATTAACCGAATTATCTGCCGTAGGTGATGTAATAATTACTGGACCAACCGCAACACCTAGTGTTCAAACATTCACCCCAGATTCATCAGGGAGTTTATATGTAAACTTTGGAATTAATGTACAAAAAGTTAGTTTAAGTACCTTACGAGCAACTAATTCAACCACCCAGCCTACTTTTAATCCCAACATAACATACGGTAACCTCAACTCTTTTGTATACCGCCCAGCATTAAGTCCTTCACAAAATAGATTATATATAGGAAGCCCTAATACCACCATCGATGCCGGCCTAGTATCAGTAGACACAACATATGGTGATCATGATCTTAATTTTCATACCACCCCAGATTATGCTTCACAAGTTATAACTTTGAATACCTCTGCTGGAACTTTATCTCCAGGCACACCATATGTTATTGAAAATTTACAAATAACACTTAATAAAGCGAGTCAGCAAACTAGTTTGATTCAAGGTATAGCATGGGATGATTTTACTGTAGCTGGTACCTCGATAGCATTACCCACAGCTGATTATGCTGCATTGAACAAAGGAATTTACCAAATCTTAGATTACGGATATTTAGGCACTACCGAAAATGACAGCTATTTTAACACAGCAGTAACCTTAGGAACCACAGCTAACGATACTCGAATTATTCCCAAACAATCCGATGATACACAATACGTGTATGTTCGAAATACTACAAACCGTATAACAAGATACAACATAAAAAATTCTAAACTTAGAATTCATGGCCATGCAGCCACAGCTGGTTTAATCACCTTTTCCACAGCAGATCAAGTCTTAATTACTGGAAATACTGGTGTTTCCGGATTCGGTACAGGTAAAGCTACTATAGCTACAATGCAGAGTGGAGATGCCTCCGGTAGTTTATCATATTATGGTGATTATAGTACTGGAGTTATTCAAATTGATTTAGATTCTATTCAAAATCAAATTGTTCCTACCTACACACAAATGGCAGAAGTACCTCCAGGGTCTACTAACACTATTCCTTCTGCAGGTAACACAGGACGTGTATTTTATATGTCTACAATTGATAAATTGATCATTTTAAATTCATCGGCCACTGCAAAAAGTTTTATTACAGATTACCGTGTAGATCTACAACAACCAACCTTATCAGGTACAGTGTATGGTAGAGATACATTCAATCAATTATCCATTGATAATTCATATAATTTAGCATTCTTAGGAAACTTTGGACAATTGCAAGGCAACACAGCAAATATAAATGCTCCACGTTATCCTGATACACAAGGTACTGGGTTTTATGGAACTGTTGAAAACGGTGTTTTCCATTTATGTAGACCCTTAGCAACAGCACAAAACAACATATATGCTGTACCTTTAGGATGCGAAGCAGAATTTGTAGATTTCTCTAAAAATGCATTATATTCACCTAAATATACCCTAACAAACGTAGTTGCTATAAGCGGTCTATATGCAAATACTTTAAAACAATACGGTGCAGACCCATTTATTTTACCTCCAGAACCTATCTTTATATACTACCGAACAACAGGTATAGATGATGATTCAGGTGAATGGAAAAAATACACCACAGTTGATGATTTAAATGCAGATATAGTATGTGAGGGAGTTTTAGAAAACCTAGAAATACAATTCCGCATTTCATATCAAGTAGCAGGTAATACGTGCTTACCAAACCGAGTATATGGATTTACTTTGGTGTATGAGGATGATAGAACAGATTCACATTATGTCCCTTCTGTTGCAAAATCTGATTTAACAAATCGCATATTTGCATGGCAACAAACGGAATCATGGTATGGAAACATACCTGAATTAAAAATACGTTTATATAACGCAGCAAACAACAAGATCATATACTATGATACAACTGCAACAAATGCATCTGGTACATGGCAATACTCAACAGATGGTACTACTTGGTTGACGTGGAATGCAACGGCTGATGCAGTTGGAAATTACATTAGATATGTTGCTGATTTTATTCCTTCTGGAATCAAACTTCGTGTTGGATTAAACAAGATATAATTATGGCCCTGAACCACATAACATATGAATTCAACACAGATGCAGTAACGTACCCTACTACATATGATTCAACCAAGTTAAACTTAGGTTGGTTGATGACAAGTTCGGTAGATACTGAAGGTAAACAGTATGTCTCACCATTTGAACCTAGCTTTATGCGTGGGTATGAAGTAACAGCAGTTGCCCCATTTAATTACTCATTGTATTTCACTTCAATGGGGTTTTTAAAATATGATGATGATACCATTTGGGGATTTGCTGCTTATGGGGTAGACTCGTCAGCAGTAAAACGAATATTTTTCTTTATTTATAAAAAATCCACAAACCAAATTGTTAATGTATATAATAGCATTAATACTTCCCCCAACCCAACAACATCCCATCAAATTTATGGTATACAGCCTACAATGGATCTTCACACCACAGGATCGGTAACGGTAACGGGTACTCAAGTAACAGGTTCTGGAACAACATGGTTAACGGATGGAGCATGCGTAGGAAATCGAATTGGATTTGGCTCCACAAGCTCAGCTGATATTACATCCTGGTATGAAATATCCTCCATTATTAGCAATACCTCCCTTGTTATCAAACGAGGAGTTGGAACAGATGGTCCTCCTCAAAATCTAAATTTAACTGGGTCTGTCCCATATGTAATTGAGGATTTTAGAATATCATATGTTAATTATGCTGGGACAGCTACAGCTGCTCGTGGGATAATCCTTGTTAAAGGCCTACGCCCTGAAATATTCACACTTTCCCCTCCAACCATACCCGCAGCAACAACAGTGGATAATTTGAGAGCATGTTATAGGTTAGTAGATAACGCTACAGCCAATGCTACTTTCATCCCAGTTACATCAGTTTTAGAACCTAAAGTATCTTTAACTGAACAATATCTCTATACTTTATCTAGACCCGCTGCTGCTACCATAAGTTTACAAAAATTCAATATACGAGCCACTTTAAGCAGCAGTTTAACAGCAGGCCGAGCAAGTGGATCTTTTGTATTTTCTACAGGCGCACAAGCTCATGGAGGTACAAATATGAATGCTTCAGATGTAATGGCTAAAGATAATTCGGGAAATTACTATGCATCACATTACACTCGAATATCCAGAATTCCAACAGGTAGTATAGTATCGGGTTCCACAACATTTATTGCAAATCATATGGTAGAAAACCCTACGGGCGGTACTGGTTCGTTTGCTTTAAGTTCCCAATTAGCTGATATATGTTATATGCCTCAGATTGATAGACTGTATATTTCACATTTACAAGGTACTATTAGAAATTACATTAGCAGATTTATATCTGGGAGTCAATTTGAAACACAAGTACATGCAAATGATCAAATTCAACAATCTACATATCTGGTAAATGAATTTGAAACCTTAACACCACATTTTGATGATGCTCAGCTTGTTCCATACTATTGTGATGGTGTAACATTTTTAGTAAGAAATGCAGCAAGTAGTAACAACAACATAATATATGCTTTACCATTAGAGGCAGATGCACAATTCGAGTCCACATCTAGTGCATGCATAATCACCCCAGAATTATTTACTACGTCCGCGTCTGCGTATACGGGAATATATGTTGATTCAACAGATTATTTTAACACCAATCGATTTGCTCTTCCTAGACAACCCTATTACTTGTATTACCGAACTTCCGGAATCACAGACAACAGCGGATCGTGGACATATCTAACACCTAGCAGTTCCATGCCTGCTGCTTCTGGTAGCATACAATTCAAGTTAACATTTTCAACTTTAGGTTATTATAGTATGCCGGCTCGTGTGCATGGTATAACTATAACATATAGTAGCTCACTTCCACAACAAGCAGTAGCTAATTATGATATGATCCCACAAGAAACAAATATAGCAAGCCAGATATTTGCGTGGAGACAATCATCAGTATTTAACACAACACCATCGAACTTAAATCTAAACATATACAGTGGATCCGCAGTTATTTTAACAGATACTGTAACTGGCTCACTTTCAGGTTCATGGGAATATTCAACAAATGCTGGAAACACTTGGTCATCTTTAACAACTCCTATAAATTCGGTAGGTAGTTATATTCGATATACTGCTACTCCTACACTACCTTCTGGATCTATACTTAAAACGGTATTATACCTATGATACAAGATATAACATATCAAAGCCCATTTTTATATTTTGAGGCACCGCAATCAGGTTCTGCAGTAGCAGTATTAGCATATAGCTATGATGGAGTCAATTTTGATGCTACTACTACAAATGTTAGTGGAAGTGCTGGGGAAACGAGTGTAATTTTCATACATTAATGGATTAGTATTATGGATTTAATTTATCTAGAAAAAGGAGAAACATTACATAACGAGACAAACAAAGTAGTTTGTGAAACCGGGGAATATGAACCTAATCAGCTGGTTAATATTGGAGAATTAAATAACCCATTATATCCACCAGATTTTCCCTTATACATGTATCCAGCAGTTTACATAAAATATGGATCATACGATGTTCCTGAAAATATTTAAACTGATATTTGGTTTTGTTACATATTTTAGTTATTTTAATATTAAAGGAAAGTTACATATGACAAGAAAATTAGACAAAGAACATGTAGATGCAATACGAGCTCTGCAGCAACGGTTTACACAAAATGCATCACAACTAGGAAACATCGTAATTGAACTAAAACTTCTAGAACAACAACAAGCCACATTAACAGAAAATCAAAATGCATTGTTATCAGAATTTTCGGCATTGCGAGAAGATGAATTAAAACTTATCGAAACACTTAAAGCTCGTTATGGTGATGGTGAAATAAATATCGAAGATGGAACATTTACTCCTGCCGGTTAGTCCCTAAACTAACATATATATTATTAAATAAATCATAGGAGTAATTTAATGGCAGAAAGAATCGTATCGGCCGGTGTGTTTACGCAAGAAGTAGACCAGTCGTTTTTACCACAAGCAATCGGGCAGATTGGAGCTGCAATTGTAGGTCCAACCGTAAAAGGTCCTGCGCTTGTTCCAACCCGAATTTCATCATTTTCAGAATTTCAACAAATATTCGGATCATACAGCGATGATTCATATATCCCATTTGCAGCAGAAGAATATTTAAGAAACGGAAATGCATTAACAGTAACTCGTCTTTTATATGAAGATGGGTATTCTTTAACTAATGGTGTATTAGCTGTTATTGCTAGTTCAGGATCCGTTAAAGTCGTAACTCATGTGCTGCATCCAACGCAACCAGTATCTACCACCGGCGCCGGCAATGTTTTTCAGGAATCTGTATTAACTGATTTAGGCTCTGGTAGTTTTGCAATAACTGTGTCTGGTTCATTTGCAACACAAACCGTACCGGGATACACTGCATATTTAGCAGGAAACGGAGTAGCAGTTTCAGCATCCATTCAAACCACACAAAACAACTATATCACAAAGATTTATGGAAACTCTCCAAAGTCTTTGGATTATCCGGTATATGTGCAGTATGAAAATAAAACAGCAACATCACTGTTCAACAATCTAGGCAACGTAACGGTAGAATTAGCAAAACTAAGCAACTTTGAAATTCTAACAGATTATTCTACCGCAGCAACACCATGGATTACATCACAGAAAATTGGTAGCACTGCAAAGAATCTGTTCAAGTTTCATACCATATCACATGGCACATCAGTTAACTATGAAGTTAAAGTAGGAATCAGAGATGTCCGTACGTCTACCGAAGTAGCAGATCCAAATGGTTATGGAACATTTACTGTGGAAGTTCGTCGAGTAAACACCAACAATATTCCAAATTCTCCATACTCTTCACAGGACACAGATCAGGCTCCGGACATTGTAGAAACATATTTAAATGTTAACTTGGATCCAGATTCTGCAAATTACATTGCACGTAGAATTGGAAATCGTTATCAGACAGTAACTGATGCTGGAAATGTTGTAGTTAATGGTGATTATCCAAACATTTCAAAATATATTCGTGTTGAGGTAACGGATGCAGTTGCAAACAAGACCAATGAAAGAACTTTGATACCATTTGGTTTCCGAGCATTAACATCACCAATTTCGATGGCTTCTGGTTCCATCAATTTAGCAGCAGCATCATACAAAACCACACAAGTCCAAACCACATACAATTCCAATAATTATTTCGGATTTGATTTTACTGTGGTTAACAACTTGAACTATCTTGCACCAACTCCATCATCTGGATCAGTAACAGGCAGCAACGCAGATTTTTATTTAGGTAATGTATCACAGAATGCAGAAGCAGCATTCCCATCTATAACATCACCATATACCGGAAGTCTTGAAACGGCATTGGTGTCTGGATCTTCATATTTCACTGCAGCCGTAGCTAACGGTACCAGAAAATTCATTGTTCCAATGCAAGGAGGATTTGATGGAGCTCGTCCAAATCTACCTAAGTTTAGCGGTGCTAACATAACGGCAGCAAACTCATTTGGATTTGATTGCAGTGGCAACACAACAACGGGTACTAAAGCATACAACAAAGCATTCACATTGTTATCAAACACTGATTACTATGATATAAACATGCTCATCACTCCAGGTATCATTGACAGTTTGCATAGTTCCGTAACTTCACAGGCACGAACCATGGTAACAAATCGTCAAGATGCATTTTATGTGATGGATTCAAATGCAATTGCCGACAGCATCCAAACCGTAGTTAATCAAGTAACAACTTTGGATAACAATTATACGGCGACATATTGGCCATGGGTGCGAATCGTTAACCCAGCAAAAAATGTGCCAATATGGGTTCCTGCATCAGTAGTTGTGCCCGGGGCATTAACATTCAATGATTCAGTTGCAGCTCCATGGTATGCCCCGGCTGGTTTGAATCGAGGTGGATTGACCACGGTGTCTGACACGTATCAAACACTTTCACAGGCAGACCGCAACACATTGTATGAAGCTCGTATAAACCCTATTGCCAACTTCCCTAACGATGGAGTAGTCATTTGGGGTCAAAAGACCTTACAGGCTCGACCAAGTGCATTAGATCGAGTAAATGTGCGTCGTTTATTAATCACAGTTAAGAAGTTTATTGCATCATCTACTCGTTATTTGGTGTTCGAGCAAAACACAATTCAGACTCGAG